ATCCTCATTGGTCATAACATTGCTTATGATCTAATGTGGTTGTGGGAAACAGGATACAAATATGATGGCCCGGTTTTTGATACAATGTTAGCTGAGTACATTCTACAAAGAGGTGAGAAAGAACCATTATCACTTGAGGCATGTGCAATAAGACACGACTTACCGACAAAGAAAGAAGGCACACTTAAACATTACTTCGATCAAGGTGTAGGTGTAGATGGCATACCAAGAGATGAATTAAAAGATTATTTATCTGCTGACCTACATGCAACTCAAGAGCTTTGCAATTTACAAAACAAAAGATTAAACTCTGAACAAGACGCTGGACTTATGAGCACAGTTGTTTTTACCAACAAAGTATCTGTGGCATTAGCAAAGATATATCGCAGAGGATTCAAGGTCGATACGGATACACTTAAATCAGTAGAGACAGAGTTTGAAAAAGAAAAGTTAGAAATAGAACAAAGATTAAAGATACAAGTAAAAGATTTAATGGGTGATACTCCTATCAATCTCAATAGTCCAGAACAAATGTCTTGGATTCTTTACAGTAGAAAACCAAGAGATAAAACAACTTGGATGAACAACTTTGAACCACACATGGATAAAGCAAAATTTACCAACTTGGTAAAAATGAATACAGATATCATATACAAAACTAAAGCTGAAAAGTGTTATACTTGTGGTGGATCAGGACTAATACATAAAGTTAAAAAGGATGGAACACCCTATGCAAGACTTCCTAAGTGTGCTGAATGTTCGGGCAATGGTTACATCTTTGTTAAGCAAGATAGAATTGCAGGATTTAAATTTAATCCACCAAATGTAAAATGGGCAAGTGCAAATGGGTTTAGCGTGAATAAAAAAATGTTAGAAGTTTTACAACATGTTACAAAGAGAACAAACTCAACAATGGCGTTTAACTTTTTAACTGACATACAAAGATTGTCAGCATTAGATACATACTTATCATCTTTTGTAGAAGGAATAAAAGTACACACAAAAGAAGATGGAATGTTACATGTAAGACTATTACAACACAGAACATCGACAGGAAGATTTAGTGGAGCAGATCCTAACATGCAGAACATGCCTAGAGGGGGTACGTTTCCAGTTAAAAAGGTTTTTGTTTCACGTTGGGAAGGTGGCAAAATTTTAGAGGCTGACTTTGCACAGTTAGAGTTTAGAACAGCCGCATATTTATCACAAGATGAGGTAGCAATAAATGAAGTTAAAACAGGTTTTGATGTACATTCGTACACTGCTGACGTTATTACGAAATCAGGTCAGTTCACGACTAGGCAAGAAGCTAAAGCACATACCTTTGCTCCGTTGTATGGTGCGACAGGATTTGGCAGAACGGAAGCCGAAGCTTCGTACTACGAACAGTTCACGAAGAAGTACAAAGGGATCGCAGTTTGGCATTCCCGATTGGCTAAAGAGGCTATAACAACAAGTAAAATTAAGATACCGTCAGGCAGAGAGTTTTCTTTTCCAAATATACAAAGAAGAAGAAATGGATCAGTGAGTAATTTTACACAGATTAAAAATTATCCAGTACAAAGTTTTGCCACTGCAGACATTGTTCCTTTAATATTAATGGAAATAGACAAGAGGTTGTCAACTTGTAAGTCTTGTATTGTGAACACAGTTCATGATTCAATTGTAATTGATGTACACCCGGAAGAAGAGCAACAAGTGTTGTACATCATTAAGTCTGTTAACACAGATATGAAGTCAATTATCGACAGAGAATATAATATTGATTTCAATATACCTTTGTTGTTGGAGGCTAAGATAGGCAACAACTGGCTTGACACAAAAGATGTCTCGTGATAAAACTATGTTACTTTATATAAGGAGAAATTCATGAATGAATTAGCAAACATAAGAACTGATAGCTACGAAAACCTAGCAAGAGCAATGGGTATAGCTACAGATAGGAAAATCCCTAAGAAAACAAGCAATTTAAATAGATTAAGAATTTGGCACTCACCTGTTATGGGTCAAGTAGAAGTGAATGGTAAGCTATCCAATGTTGAGATAATAGAAGGTGGTAGCTATCGTCTTGAGTTGGTGCATGAAGATGGCTCAGAGTTTATATATGCAAAGACCATGACACTTAGACCTTTCATGCAAAGGTTTATGTTAAGAAGATATGTAGCTAACATGGGTGCTAAAGAAGGACAACCTAAAGGTTCTTTTCATAGAACCATTATGGCAGACAGTTTAAATATGGATTTAAAAGATAACACAGGAAAATTTAACTGTGGTAAGCCTTCAGGTTATGTAGAAGATTTCAAAGCTCTTTCTCCAGACATGCAAGACCTAATTAGGCAAATTAAAAGAGTAAGAGTTATATTTGGTACAGTATCTTTAGAAGATGCAGTAGATCAAAATGGTCAACCTGTAGGAGACAAAGTAACTGCAGCTTATCCTTTTATTTGGGAGATTGATAACAAAGATGCATTTAAAACTTTAGGCGATAGGTTTGCTGAATATTCAGCTAAATCAAAACTGCCACTACAATATGTTTTGCATTTTGATAACACTATAGAAAATCCATTACCAAATGGAAGTAAGTTTTACACTCCAACTGCTAAAGTAGATTTTAGTGAAGAGTTTGAGATAACGGAAGAAGATGAAAAACTATTTCACGACTTCAATGATTTTATAAAGAACTTTAATGATTACATCTGTAAGCAATGGGAAGAAAAAGTTCAAACTGAACAAAAGAATCCTTCTGCCGCTGATGTAGAAACTGTAGAGGATTTTATAGACATTGATGTTGATAAGTAGTGGTTAAATCTAATAATCCTTTTAGTATTCATAACATAAATTATTTATCGCCAAGTAGCATAAATACATATATCAATGACAAACCTTTATGGGTTATGCGATATTTGTTTGGCATGAAATCATCAGGTGGAGCAAGTGCTTTAAGAGGTATAGCCTTAGAGCACACTTTATCTGAGAAACAAGAAAAAGGAACATTTGATTTTGATGGCTTAGATAAGAAATTTATTTCTTTATGTGCTGAAGTTGGCATTGATCTTGCAGAACCTAAGTGTGAAAAAGAAAGAAAGTCATTAGTAAAGTTTGGCGAAGTTATAGATAAAAACTTCAAGTATCCTAAGGTTAAAGGATATCAAGAAAGAGTAGAGGTGATGTTAGATGACTTTCCGATTCCTATTATTGGCTATGTTGATTTTTTGTTTGACGATGCTGTAGTTGATTTAAAAACAACAACTAGGTTGCCAAGTCAGCCTACAGAAGCACAACTTAGACAAATGGCTTTATACTCAATGGCTTATCCAGACAAGAAAATGCATTTGTTTTTTGTTAGTCCTAAAGATCATAAAAAGTTTATTTTAAAATCATTAGATAAATACAAGAATCAACTGAAGAAAGCGGCCTTAACAATACAAAGATTTTTATCGTTAAGTGATGATAAAGAAGAATTAGCTAACTTAGAGTATCCTAATACAGATTCATGGATGTGGTCTGATAGGATGAAAAAAGAAGCAACTAAAATATGGAAGTAAGTTGACTAAGTATAGCTCACGAAGATTAGCGATAAAAAATGGTTATAGAAGTGGTTTAGAACATGGCATAGCCATGAAGCTTGCAGTTATAAAAGCTAAATTTGATTACGAAAGTATTAAGATAGAATGGGAAGACTTGTGCTATCGTACTTACACCCCTGATTTTATATTAGGCAATGGTATAATTGTTGAAACAAAAGGTAGGTTTATAGCTACAGATAGAAGAAAACATTTAGCTATAAAAAAACAACATCCTAAATTAGATATTCGTTTTGTGTTTACAAATAGTAATTCTAAATTGTATAAAGGTTCAAAATCAACTTATGGCATGTGGTGTACTAAACATGGATTCAGGTATTACGATAGAATAATACCAGAAGATTGGCTTAAAGAAAAAGGTAAAAACAATCACTTGAAGTTTATAAAATTTTCAGGTAGAAAAATAAAGAGAGGAAAATCATGACTATATTTAAAAGAAATAAAGACGCTATATATTTAGAATTAAAACCAAAAGTAGAAAAAAATTATTGGGGTGGTGACGTAGAGCTTAACATAATATGCAATCCTGAATCTAAACTAGATGAAGAAAGTAGAGTTGCATTACTACATCTTGCTCAATTGGTTTCATGTGCTATTCCAGTTATGGATGATCATCCACACATAGCTAAAGTTATGGAAAATTATTTAATCGAATACAATAAAATTATCTACAAAAAACATAAAAACTATGATAATGTCATAGCAGTAGATTTTAAAAATAAAGGTATATTATAATGGGAATGTATAGAGAAGACTTAAAAAGATTATATAAAGAAATAGGAACAAAAGCTAAAAAAACAAAAATTATTGATATGGTTAATAGTCCACCACATTATAATAAAGCTGGTATAGAAACCATTCAAGCTATAAAAGCAATGCTAGGAGAAGGTTTTAAATATTATCTTCAAGGCAATATAATGAAATATATTTGGAGATATCAATATAAAGACGGTGTGCAAGATTTAGAAAAAGCACATTGGTATCTCAATGAGCTAATAAAAGAACTCAAGGAAAATGATACAAGTTAAAATTACGATGACCATCTCTGTTGATCCAAAAGAATATCCCGTACCCTCAGACGGAGATATAGGTGCAGAGATTTACGACTATCTAAAAGATATAATACATGAAGTTGGGGGATTTAAGTTAATAAGCATAAAAATAGACACTAAGGAGAAATAAGTGGACAATTATTTACCAACAGATTATCAAAACTTTATTGCACTATCTAGATATGCAAGATGGAAAGATGATGAGCAAAGAAGAGAGACATGGATTGAAACCGTAGGAAGATACTTTGATTACATGGGTAATCATTTATTAAGTAAACATAACTACGTTTTAACAAAAGCTTTACGTGAAAAATTGTCTAATAGTATTATGTCTTTAGGCACTATGCCTAGCATGAGAGCATTAATGACAGCAGGTGTTGCTTTAGACAGATGTCATGTTGCAGGTTATAATTGTAGCTACATACCTGTTGATAGTCCTCGTTCATTTGATGAGTGTATGTACATTCTTATGTGTGGTACAGGTGTAGGCTTTTCTGTTGAAAGAGAAAATGTAGACAAGCTACCTGTAGTTAACGAACATTTTGAAAAGAGTACAACTGTAATAACTGTTGCTGACAGCAGACCCGGATGGGCAAGAGCAACTCGTGAGCTTATTGCTATGTTATATGTAGGTCAAATTCCTTCACTTGATGTGTCACAAGTTAGACCTGCTGGTGCAAGATTAAAAACATTTGGAGGTAGAGCAAGTGGTCCTCAACCTCTAGTTGATCTATATAATTTTTGTATCTCTATATTTAAAAAAGCTGCAGGCAGAAAACTATATCCAATAGAGTGTCATGATATTATGTGCAAGATTGGAGAGGTTGTTGTTGTAGGTGGCGTAAGACGTTCAGCTTTAATAAGTCTTTCTAATTTAAATGATGATCAAATGAGACATGCAAAGTCAGGTTCTTGGTGGGAGAATGAAGGGCAAAGAGCTTTAGCAAATAATTCTGTAGCATACAAAGGCAAGCCTGACATGGGTACGTTCATGAGAGAATGGACATCTTTGTATGAATCAAAGTCAGGAGAAAGAGGAATATTTAATCGTAAATCTGCCAAAGAAAAAGTAAATGAGAATGGTAGAAGAAAATCTAATTACGCTTTTGGATGTAATCCTTGTAGTGAGATAATACTAAGACCGTATCAATTTTGTAACCTAACTGAAGTTGTTGCACGTGAACAAGACGATATTAATTCACTAAAAGAAAAAGTTAGATTAGCTACAATTTTAGGCACATTTCAATCTACTCTTACAGAATTTAAATACTTACGTAAAGTATGGAAAGATAACACAGAAGAGGAAAGACTATTAGGTGTTTCTCTTACAGGTATATTAGATTGTGAAGCATTAAAAGATAATCCAAAATTAGAAGCTACTTTAACAGAGTTGAGAAATGTAGCTGTTGAGACAAATAAAAAAATAGCTAAAGATTTAGGGATACCACAATCAACTGCTATAACTTGTGTTAAACCTTCAGGAACTGTATCACAATTAGTTGATAGTGCTAGTGGCATTCATGCTAGACATAATGACTACTATGTCAGAACTGTTAGAGGAGATAATAAAGATCCCTTGACACAATTTATGAAAGAGTCTAAAATCCCTAATGAGCCTGATGTTATGAAACCTGATAGTGTTGTAGTTTTTAGTTTCCCAATGAAAGCACCATCAGGTGCAGTAACACGGACAGCCATGACTGCTATAGAACAGTTAAACTTTTGGTTGAAATATCAGAAGTATTGGTGTGAACACAAACCATCAATAACTGTTTCTGTTAAAGAGCATGAGTGGATGGAAGTAGGTGCTTGGGTGTATGAAAATTTTGATTCGGTATCGGGTATTTCCTTTCTGCCTTTTAGCGAACATACATATAAACAAGCACCTTATCAGGACATAGATGAAAAAGAGTATAATAAACTTATGAATGAAATGCCGCCTTCTATTGATTGGAAAAAGTTAAGAGACTTTGAAAAAGAAGATAGCACAAGTGGCAGTAAAGAACTTGCGTGCACTGCGGGTGTTTGTGAGATCGTTGATATAGAAGCTAGTTAAGGAGTTATAAATGAGAGATATGTTAATAGCAACTTTAAAGTCTTATTATGTAGGTCACATAAATAAGCATTTGTCTAATATAGAGGTATATCTACGTCAACCTGTAGGTATTGGAGAGCACTCAGATATTATAGAAACTATTGATAAAGAATTAGAAAAGGTTTCTATGTATGATGATAAACTAATGATGACTATGAAATACTTAGAGCCTAGAAAAGAAGAAGATGCAAAAGCAGAAGAGAAACCAAAAGAATCTAAGTAGAAAGGAACGAGGCTTGGGTAAGTATGATGCACCGTTAAAGTTGCAGTACAACCAAGGATTGACTGGATTCCGATTAAATAAAAAGAACCCCTTTCCCGAAAGTACTATGCAACATAGGGAATGGCAGAGAGGTTATAACTTTGCCTATTATAGACAGGCAGAAAGAAATGAAGCTAGAAGAAGAAGCTAAAAAATTTATGCAACAAAAAAATAATACAGCGTCTAAAAAGCTAGAAGAAATCATAGAAAACTTGAGGCTTATAAATAACTTAACTGAAATAACCTTTAAAAAGTTAAAGGAGTTTAATGCAAAAAATAACTCCAACTCATGATCTATCTTGGTATTTAAAATGGGTAGGTTCAATGTTCATCGTGTCGGGGATAATATGCAGGGCAGTAGGTGTGTTTCCTTTCTACGATCTAATATCCTCTTGCGTAGGCACTGCATGCCTTGCAGGTATGGCTTATCTTTGGCACGATAGAGCAT